TCATAATATACTGATTTTATCCATGTTTGCTTGCGCAGTTCGCCTAAAATGACTAATTTTGCAGCATGTTATTTGGGCTTCGGTCTATTGCTCGTCCCTGGAATTTGGGGACTGTCTGAGCAACTTGCTGCGCGCAACCCTGAAACACAGGCTTGGCCTTAATAGGGTTCAGTCCGCATCGTTTAACGCCGTCCCTTTGCACTTGGAATTACCCGCGTGGAGCTAAAGGCTTCCGAAAATTTGGTGGTTTCATTAAAAAAGACCTTGAAAAAACAGGAATTTGAGCACGGCACACATTGAGTTACGACCGCAGGGACTTGATAGTGAGGATTTCTCCCCACTATCTTTTTTTGTCCCTATTCGACCGAAAACGTGCGTATATAAACGTGCTTATATCTATCGTGCTGTGGCGTAAAGATACCACCAGACGAGCCAGCATACACCTTTTTGGGCGCGACTCGCAGCTTAAAGCGCGCCAGTTCGCCGCCTGCGTCTTTTCCCCACTTGTCGTTGAGCTTCGCCACCTGGACGGCCATGTTTATGTAGCCGCTGCGCTTAAAGTTTTTGCCCGTTTCTGTCTTGGTCAGGTACTTGCGGACACCTGCCAGCTTATAGACAAGGCCGCCGTTTTTGTTCGGCTGCTTCTGCTTTACCAGCAGGCCAGCTATGGAGCTGACCTCCCTGTCTATGAGGTTAGCGTCGACGTTCTTGTCTCTTACGTCCACACATTTGGGTACATACCATTTACCAGGTTCGCCCTTTGACAATATGACACCCTTAAAGTGGACATATTGCAGCTTCTTTTGCCGTCTCTGCCTCTTTCCTTTGTTCTGGGTGTAGGACTTGTCCCCGCCTGTTCTGCGCCAGCCGCTGCGCTTCTTTTTGCGCAGTAAGATGATTTTTGCATCTACGGGAAGCACGCCATGACGCACATACAGAGTGCTGCCCACGCTCTTGACCTCTATGTGCATACTGTCGGAAATGACAGACCAGCCCGACCACTTTTTCGTGGCAGCGTTATATGCTCTGTAATACTCTGCGCCCTCTGTCGTGGTCAGTACCTGTTCCACCACACCGCTGCCGACACATTTAACTGTGAGGCAGTAGTTCTTAAAGCCCAGAACGGCCACGCTGTCTATGCAGTTCACCACGCAGGCATTTTTCAGGCCGTCTATTTGCGCCTGTGTCGCGTTTGTGAGCGTCAGGCGGTCAAGCTTGCTTGCCAGGGTGTCCGAAAGGTATTGCAGGACTATGGACGGCATATTATTGACCTTTTCGGCCAGCGTGGAGTTTGAGGTCAGCTTCACAAAGTCGCCTATTTTGTAGGTCTCCACGTTGTTGGCAGTGGACTGCGACGCGGAGAACTTGGCCGTGCGCACCGTGCGGGCTTCCTTGTATGTTTCGCCGTCTGCCAGGATGTCGGTCTTCTTGGTGGTAACTAACACGTATTTTATAGACGTTGTTAGCTTCGGGGTGGCTGCTATGTGCAGCACCTCGCCGTTAAGAGCCAGGAGCCCCGTGTGGGTGCCGTCAGGCTCTCTTATAATAACCTTACCGCCGCAAATGGCGACTATTTCTTGCAGCAGTAAAATTTGCTGCTGTATAAATTCCAGCGTTTGGGTCGAAAGCGGGTATTTACCCTCGCCGCCCGTCGCTGTCTTCACTGTTGTATAAGATGCTGTTTGCATAATTTTTGTTTTAACTATTCGCCACGTAAATGGCGCGTTTACTGATTAACTTGTATTTATCTACCAGGGCGGCCACCGCTGGGAGGTTCGTCTGGTATATGGAATAAGGCACGCTTACTATAAAGCTGTTTTGCGTGGCGTTCAGCAGTGCCTCGTTATAGACCAACGGCACCTTTTGGCCGCCCGCCACCTCTGCGGCGTTGCTGTCTTCGCCGACGGTCAGCAAAATGCCCGTGCCGTTCTCTGTAATGGCGTAGAGCCAGTCGCCCCGCCTCTCCACCTCCAGAATATCAAAGCCGCCGCCGAAAGCGTCATTTAAGACCGCCCGCAAATAGCACACCTGGCCGTTATGGTTCAGCTTGTAGTTATGTTCTTCGCGTGCGTCGGTAAAGCTCTGATACGTCGTATCGCCCAGCACCACCGCGCCAGCGTGCAACATGCCGTAAATGACAGGCTGGCGCAGGAACGTGGGCAGCAGGTTGATAAATAACCGCCTAAAATCTATTTTGTAAATCATTCGGCTGTCGGGTTATTTAATGCGTCGTAGGAGTTGTAAGTGATGTTAAGGCTGTCTATGGCATAATAGCCGCTGTAAGGCTTGTCGTAGCCCACCACGTCCATAAATGCGGCAGCGTTGGCCGTCTTCACGCGCACACGCTCCACGTCGGCCACTTCCACGCCAGACACAGCAGTAACGGCAGCCAGCAGGTCGCTTTTGCGAAAGACACCGTTAAACGGCAGGTTGGTAATGACAGCTTTAACCGCCTCGACCACGGGTTCCTTGCCGTCATTGGTCGTTCCGTTGCTGTCCATGGCCGTAGGGTCGTAATACACCACCATGCTGATTTGTATCTTGTCCGCGTCCTCGTTTACCAGCTTAATGGCCACACCTGCGTCCTTTACGGTGTTCATGTAGCTGGTGAGGCTGGCAAACTGCGACGGGTTCAGCTTTGTGGGCTGTCCTTTGTCGTCGCGGGCGGCCACTTTCAGATACACCACGGTGTTACTCTCTGATGCCACGGCGTATTTTACCACCCTGGCAGCGTCGATGTCCGTTTCACTCATGGCGGCAGTGTCGTAGTAGTCTGCGTCTGGCACCAGCTGGCGGCCATACATAAATGCCTTGGCCTTGCGCACGTACCAGCGGAGCGTGTGAGGCTCCAGCTGCTCGATTTTCGTTTCCACTTCCTCGCGGTGCTTGTCGAAAAGCACCTCCAGCGTCCAGACAGCGAAAGCAAAGCAGTAAAACAGTATGTTTTCAATGCTTACGCTGCTGAACTGCTGGTCAAAGGTTTTCTTAGGGTTCAGGCCGTATGCTGATACAACGGCACGCTCCTGGCAGAACGTGGCCGTCATAGCGTCTTTAATCTCCTTTACTGTGCGTGCCATTGTGCATGTATTTATACGTTACGTGCCAAAAGTTCGTCCACCATTTTTTTTGCCGTGCGGCGGTTCTCGCGGAATACAGCCAGCTCCTCCGCGTGTTCGTTGGTGTCCTCACCGTTAGCAAGCAGGGCGATTTGGTCGTCCTTTGTGTACTCTGTACCGATAAGTCCAGCAATAAACTTGCTGCGCATGTTCTCTGCTGTTACGTCGGTCGCCTCGATGAGGGTTGAGCCGTCGGTTCTGGTGCCTGTGTAGGTGTAACCTTTAACCTTGTCGCCGTTCTCATTGGTCTGTTCTGCTTCCTGCTCGTTCAAAAAAAGCAGATAGTGGTTGTCGTCATACTTCACATAGTTCTGACGCGCTGGATTAAATGCTGTGTTCATTGTTGAAATGGGTATTTAATTGTTGTTTAACTGTACTTAAATGGTGCTGCTGTGTTCTGGTTCGTTCCAGTCCTCCAGCTTGTAAAATGCGCGGTCTTTTCTGTCGCCGCATGGCTGCCGTACTATCTGGCACTGCACAGGCTCTGACAAGTCCAGGTCGGCCATATCCTCTGCAAGCGTCTTTGAGCCTGTAAAGGTGATGTGCTTAACCCAGCCCATGGCAGGCTGGCCGTTCTCGTCGGTCAGCAGCTGGCCTTTGTCGTCGCGCAGCTGCTCATATAGTTCATATTGGAACTTTAGACAGTCGCCCGAGTTCATCTTTGACGGCGTAAGCTCATAGCGCAGCAGGTGGAGTTCCCGCCCCGTTATTTTGTCGATGTGGAGCTTGTCGCCCACCATTTGCCCGTGGTTGCCTGGGGTCTTTCTAACTTCATGTAATTTTTTCACGCCTAAAATGTTTATTAAATGTTTACTGTCTGCATGTACTATAAAGCCCAGCCTTGACGCTACGCGCAGCCTGATTTCTTCGCCTGTCAGCCCTTTGTGGCGCAACTTAGCCACTATCTTACACAGAGCCTTTTTGTTGCGTTTGCGGGCAAGGCAGTAGTTATGCCTTACAACATAGCCCACATAGTCAATGCCTCTCGCCTCGACGGGGAAAATCTGATAATTTGGCTTTAGCTCCAGCCGTCGGTGTTCTGCCAGGTACTGAACCATTTTGGTGTGTATGCCGTGCAAAAACTCTTTGCTGTCCGAAAGTATGACTATATCGTCCGCGTAGCGGTAGTAATACTTTACGCCCCACTGCTCCTTGGCTATGTGGTCAAGTTCTGCCAGATACAGATTTGCAAAGTATTGGCTTATGTAGTTGCCAATGGGCACACCGTCCGCACTGTCTATGATATCGTCCAGCAGCCAAAGGAGGTCGGGGTCTTTTATACGTTGCCGCACTACCTCTTTTAGTATGCTGTGAGTTATTGACGGGTAAAACTTGCGGATGTCTATCTTATAGCAGTATTTCGTGCCGTCAGGGTCATTCCGCAGGTCTTTGCGCAGCTGCTCCAAAAGTGAATGCACGCCGCGCCCCTTTATGCAGGCGTATGTGTCGCGGGTGAAAATAGGTGTCCATATAGGCACCAGAATTTGCATTATTGCCCACTGCACCACTCTGTCACGGTATGGCAGCTTGAAAATAACACGCTCTTTTGGCTCATGCTTGACAAAGCAGGTGTATTTGGACGTGTGGTAGGTTTTGTTTACCAGAACTGCCCGTATGCCTGAAAGGTTCTGCTCCAGATTGGCGCGGAACTGTGCCACCTCTGTGCGGCTTCCCTTTCCTGTGCCTGCGTTAATTTCCGCCTGGCGCAGGTTGTTAAGGTCGCAAACCTTGTCAAATAAATAGCCTATGCGTTTCATTCGTTATAATGCTGTGCATGTTTTTAGTCTGCTTTGCATACTCGGGAGCTTTCGATGCTTTCGCCTTACTAACACCCTTTTTACGTTGTTATCTTTTGCCATGTGGCATGGCTCACCTCATAATAGCTTATTTCTTCATTATGCAAAATTGAGAGGCGCGGAGTAATTCGTATTCGCATTCGTAGCCGCGTTATTCGCATTCGTGTACGACGCGCCTGCATTCGTACCATTGTTCGCGTTACCGCCAGCAGCACGGACACGGAGACCTACCACGCAGAGAGGTGCCGCCAGCTGCCAAACGTGGCAGCCCGTTTATTGTGCAGAGCTAAAAATTTTCGCCCGCCTGACGGCGGGGTTGGTCGCTTTCGCTGGCAACCCCGCTTTTGGCCTATTTCATTATTTCAAAGTTCGCTTTATCCTATTTTCTGACTTTCGGGGATGACGGGGTCTTCCTCAAAATAGCAGAGAGGCGCGGAGAAAGACGTATACGCATTCGCAGCCGCGCTATTCGCATGCGTGCACGACGCGCCCGCATTCGCACCATAGGACGCGTAACCGCCAGCAGCACGGACACGGAGACCCTTAGAGGTCTTGGCATTCGTGTAAAAATAGTCGGCAAAACGAATGGTCGCACTGCCTCCTACCTCTGTGGGCATACAGCATAAACCCTGATAGCTCTTGCGCTTGATGTACCCCTCTACCTGCGGGCACTCGGCCACCATGATTTTGTCGGCCACGGTGTTGGGGTCATAGTCAGCGTACATGCTCGGTGTTACATATACCAGCGATTTCTCCTCGCCTGCGTCCATGATAAGGCCGCGTGTCCAACTCCAGAGGTGGCCAAAGCCAGCATGTACCAGGCCAAAGAATACAGGCACGTTAAATGTCTTGTATGCTTCGCCCTCTGTTCCCTCTGTCTGCGGCAGGCTGAAAGGTACCAGGCAAACGCCGTCGCCTGCCTCCAGGCCTACGCTGGTAGGGATGAGCGGGTAATAGCCATTATAGCCGCCCCAGTCTGGCATGTCGGTTACGCCCATGCCAAAGCCGCCCTGATACAGGCCGTTTTCGTCCTTGTCGGCGTTAAATGCTGCCTGGCTGTTCTCCGTTCCCATGATGACCTCAAAGAGGAACTCGACGACGAAACGGGCTACAAACCAATTAGCCTCCCAACCCTCGCCACGCTTGCGGGCGTAGTTTCCAAAGTTAGTCGTGCTAATGTTCGTAGCAGGCATTCCCAGCATGGTAATTTGCGGGCTGTCTGCGCCTGGTGCCTTTGCATAGCTGGCAGGGTTAAGAGCTGCGCCACTGCCGCCACGGTACTGCTCTGCGTCAGAAATGAGGCTGCACAGCTTCTGGTTTGTTCTGTCCATGACACCAGCACCCAGCCACGAAATACCGCCAGCGGGCACCCAGATGCTTACGCCGTTGCCCACGGGCTTGTCGAATGTTACGGCCTTGATAAGGTTGTTGCCCTCTTTCCAGATGTTGGCGTAAAAGCCGTTCCAGCACCACATGCACTGCCCCTGCGTGCCGTCCAGGGCGGCAGGTGTGCCGTCAGCATAACGGGTGCTGTCGAATGGGTCGAGCTTGCGTCTCTTGCGGTCGTCCGTTACCAGGTAACGACCCAGCCCCAATTTTTCGGGCAGCTGGCGCAAAGCGTCCAGGCTGCCGTAGTAGCCTGCTGCCGTGCTGGTGTTGTTTGCCTCGTTCCAATAGCGGCCAGCTATGGGGTTGCCAGCCTGTTCTACGGCCTTGGCCAGCTCCATGCGGCGCGTTTCGCCTGTTTCGTCCATAACCTCGACCCTCATGTCTTTAAGCGCGCCTGTCGCTTCCTCCAGGTCATTGATGCGCTTCCCGTTCTGATAAGCAGCCAGCATGTCGATGATGCCCTGCTCCTGTTCTGTTGTAAAAGCCATTTTACTGATATTTTATTATGTTAAACGAATGTTTCCTTGTGCGTCCAGGCGCATGGTGCTGCCCGCAGTTCTGATGCGTGGGGCTACCGTTTCCACCTGGATAGTCTTATAAAAGCGTGTGCCGTCTGTCGGTATGACATGCACCCTGCTGGTGCCTGCCGCTTTCGGCACGATTTCACCGTCTGGCAGCACGTCCACCGCTCTGCCGTCTGACAGGTAAAGGACATTTTGCAGGGCAGATGTCGGCAGAACTCTGCCGCGCACATACTGCTTCACGGGGTTGCCAATGGTAACAGTGGCAGGGCTTGTAACCTCCATGCCCGTAGGCACGCCAGCCGTTACATGCTGCGCACGTTCTATGAGTGCCTCAAGTATGGCGCGCTGTTGTTCTGTTGCCTGCGTGGCGGCCTCTGCACGCTGCGCCGCCGCTATGGCTGCCGCTGTGGCCGTGTCTGCGTCCTGCTTTGCTTTCCTGGCTGCTGCGGCTGCTGTGTCCGCGTCGGCCTTTGCCTTGTTGGCCGCTGCCGTGGCTGTGTCGGCGGCTTTCTTTGCCTCGGTGGCTGCCGTTGCTGCTGCCTCTGCACGTTCCGCAATGCTGCGCCCGTCGTTTGTTACCTGTTCGAGGGTGCTTATGGCGGTGCGGGCTTCATGTGCTGCCGTCCTCGCCTCCTGGGCGTTTGATGTCGCGTCCCCAGCAGCTGACCGTGCGGCCTGTGCTGCCGCGTCTGCCTCCCGCTTGGCCGTGCTGGCTGCGTCGGTGGCCGTCTGTGCCTGCCGTGTGGCTGTGGCCGCCTCCTGCGCTGCTGTTGCTGCGGCGTTCTGTGCGGTGGCCGCACGTTGTGCCGCTTCGTCTGCCCGCTGTTTGGCTGCCTGGGCTTCTGCTGCCGCGTCGGTGGCTGCCTTGACAGCTGCCGCCGTGCGCTGTTCTGCCGCCTCTACGGCCTTGCGCGCCTCGTCGGTGGTGCTGTTCATGGTGGCGACCAGCTCCGCGCTTTCACTCCCGAATTTTCCCACAAGCCCCTCCAGCTCGGTGGCCGACTTTTCGATGCGCGCCACCTGCTCGCTGGCTTTCGTGTCATACTCGGCCATGGCCTTGTCGTAGCGGTCGGCAGCTTCCTGGGCTGGCCGTTGCAGCTGCTCGATTTGTTCGGGCGTGAAGTCGTCGTAAGTAAAGGCGTTGCCACGGGTGTAGTCAGCTACCAGCGCACTGCCCTGCTTGTCGGTGCTGCTCGGCTTATCCCATAAGAGGATGTGCAGGTCAGCAGGGTAAAAGACGTTTTGCACGCCGCCCTCAAAGGCTGGGTTATCCAGCTGCAAATGCAGTTCATGGTGCATCTCACCCTCGCAGAGGTTGTGCGCCTTGAAAAAGACCAGCAGGTCGCCGCCCTCTGGCGTGCAGTTGGTGTAAACGCCGCCCTGCCTGCTGGCGACGTACTCACGCCCGTGCTGTGTCCAATAGCGGAGCGTGAAGTCTATGTCGGTAGGCAGTGGCACCGCTTTGCCTGTGATGTCCACAAAGGACTCACGCAGCACAAAGTCGCTTTTATAGTTCTGGTATTGTGTAGCCATTATGTCAGTCTTATATTTCCGTTTGCGTCCAGGCGCATGGTGCCTGATGATGTGGTGCGTATGCGCGGCGGCACCACGGCTATGGTCAGCTGCTTGTAAACAGTCGATTTATAGACCGAGGCAGCGTTCACCACGGTGGTGCCTGCTGCTGTCGGCGTGATGATGCCGTCGGGAGTTATCATTAAGGCGCGGTTGTCTGCGATGAAAAGCACGCCGCCCTCACCATAGCCAGGCACGGCACGCGCTTTAATTTGCGGGTGCACACCCTCGGCCAGCGTTACCTCCGTCGGGCAGTAGTCTATTACCACCTGTTTGGGGGCGGGCTTGGTGCTTGCCTCTGCTTGCAGGGTGGCCGTCAGTTCTTCCACCAGCAGACGGGTAGCTTCAGCACGCTGGGCTGCCACTGTTGCAGCTGTGGCCGCTTCGTCAGCACCTGCCAGACGTTTGTCGATGTCCTGCGTAATTTCGGGCACGTTGGTGTTGAGAAAGAGCTGCAAAGCCGTGCGAATGTCGCCGCAGGTGTCTATTAGGTCGGCAAAGAGCGCGCCCACCATGTGGGGCGTTACGGCCTTGTTTGCCACTGCGTCGCGGATAGCTGCCGCCCGTTCCTGGAGCGTCAGCCTGTCAAAGTCTTTGAGCGTGATGTTTGTAATTTCCATTATGCGAAACTGTCGTTAAATTCATTACTAAATATGCTTGTTACAGCCTGGCCGCTCTTGTTCGGTGGCGGCTCATTGCTTGCGGCGGCTTTCTTGGCCTCGTTCAGTACGTCGTTTAATACGTTCTCCTCGGGTTCTGCCGCCACTCCAATGGCTTTAGGCTGCTGTGTCGTTACGCCGCTGTCGTACATGGTGCCTATGGTCGTAATGATGCCAGGGCGCACAAGCGGCGGCGGTGGTAAGATGTTCGGCGCGTGGATAGAGCGCACACGCAGCAGCAGTGCCCGCTCGTCTGTGCTCGGTATCTCGGTAGCAGGACAGATGCCACGCGCCGCCACCAGCTCCGCCGTGCGGCTGTCCACGATGTCGCCCAGGTCATACTCAAGCTCCTGGCCGTCCGTCAGGCGGTCGGTAATGCTCAACCCGTTGCGCTCTGCCAGGGCGAACACGCCCTCGGCACTGCCCAGCACCTGGATGGCCACGTCAAAAAGGCTCTGCCTGTCTTTTACCGTTACATTCATTCTATTCTATTGTTAAAGTTCCGTCCTCGTTCAGTTCCACTGTTTCAGCGTCCACCTTGCAGGCACGGAGCATTTTCTTTGTTTCCTGTGGCCAGAACGGGTCGACACAACCGCCCAGCTGCTGCCGCACCTCTGCGCCCAGCAGTGGAAATTCCTTAAACTCCCCACGCATAGCCAGCAGCACGCTTTCGCATACCTGCGCCATGCAGTCTGTTACAGCCGCCTGGCTGTTACTGCCGATAAGCAGGTCGCCAGTCTTCGTGTCTGTTATTAGTCCGTTCATTGCCTTTAATGTTTTACCTTTTCGTCCTCATAGTCGCCGCGCTGTGATAGTGTCAGCTGCTTCCCTGCCCACGATGATACGGCACCCTTGAGGGCTGCGCCACCGTCCTGCGGTGCTGGCACCCATGAGGAAAAGACCGTTTTAAGGTTGTTAATGTCCTTTTCTATTGTGTTCAGGTGGCTGGTCAGGTCGGCCACGTTGATAAGGCCGCCCAGCTTGCCGCCGTTGAAAGCTGCCGAGCTGTCGTCGATGTCCAGCGTTATGCTGTCTTTCACGTTCAGGCTGATGCCGCCCTCTGTTATGGTCAGCTTTGTGCCGTCGTTGATGTTCACCTCGATGCTTTCCACGTCCTCGGTCAGCACCACCACGCCAGCGGAATAGCCCGACAGCATGGCCACAGCCACATAGCTGCCGACGCGGGGGAAAAGCACCACGCCCAGCTTCGCCGCCTGGTTGGCTTGCAGGTTCACGCCCAGCACAGGCGCGTCCTCGTTGATAGGCTCCACGTCCACCGTGCGGGCTTCCGTGTCCACAGCGGACACAGTGCCCACCATGATGCTGGCACTTTCTCCCTCGGTGGCAAGCTGCCGTATTATGTGTTTTAGTCCGCTCATTATTTCGCTACTCTTAGGCCGAGCGTTATTTCCTGACGATAGCCGCCCGTGCCGTACTTTATTACGTTTTTCTTTACTTGATATACGCCCATTTTGTTGCCGTCTATCTTTATGCCGATAGCGTCCAGTTTATCGACCAGACGATAGCCGAAAGTGGTAAAGCTGCCAGTAAGGCCGTCCACTTTCAGGCGTTTTATTTCCTGTTCTGCCCACGCTTTTAGCTCATTTTCGCTTTTATTGTAGGTGTGCAGCGTCCTGTGTTCGCCGTCCTTGTCGCCGACCTCCACTTTTATTTTTTTGTTGTTCGGCATGATGCTGACAGCCTTAACGCACAGGCGTATGTTTGCCGCCAGCTGTTGCTCGAGACTGCTGTCGCTTATGATGTTCACACCCGTGGCAAATACCTGGCTGGGCTGCGTGTCTCGCTCAAAGAGCACACCGCAATAAAGCACAGGCTTGCCGTCCTCATAGCGGTAAAAGCTGCGGATGCCACTGTCTTGAAGTCTGCCCAGCAGGGCGGCCACTGTGTCGTCAGTAACGCGGAACTGTCCCAGGTTCTGCTCGCCGAACACCTTAACACCGTCAAGCCCCTGGTCTTTTAGCAGGGTTTCAAGCGTCACGGTCTTATATGCCTTTTTTACGCATGGCATTTGTTTGAGCTTAAACATTTCGTCCTCGCAGGTCAGCACTATGGGTGTTTTAATGCCCACGCTGCGCACATACCCAGCAAAGGCCAGCTCCATGTCCTCGCCGTAGCCCGTCCACACCTTGATGCTGTCGCCGCGCTTCACAGGGATTTGCGCCTCACCGTCCCACTTTAGGCGTTTCGGTAAGGTTACTTTGCACTCGTCCGTCAGCTTTTCGGTGTCTCTGGTTATCTCAACAGAAGTAATGAAAGGCACCTGCCACGACTTGTCGCCCTGTATCTCTATTTTCGCATTTAACACGTACATTTAACAGGCTTTTAATTGGTGTTTAATACTCCGTACTATATACGTTATATTCAGCGTCAGACAGAGCCGACAACGTAATAGGCTGGTAGTTGCTTTCTGTCGTCTGGTTCACGGCAAAGTCGGTTATTACAAGCCTATCTATCTCGAAAATTTGGAGAAATTCGCTGCTTACCATAATAGGCTCGTTCAGGTCGAAAAACTTACGCAGTTCTTTAATGCCCTCCGTTGGGTATTCGTCCACGAACACGCCGTCCTTAACTGCTTGCACGCCTACGGCTATTTTGATGCTATAATCGTCTGCGTTCACATACTCTTTAACCGTGCCGTCCATGCCTACCAGCTGCGTGGTTACTATGTTCTTTTTTCTGCTGACAGAGACGACCGCGTCGTTCATTTCCAGCTGTTCTCCACTCTCTTTGCGGAAATACAGCGTACAGAGGGCGTAGCGGTCAGCCCAGACAGAGGGGTCGGTCATGGGTGCCTTTATCTCCGTTGCCTTCATTGTCGCACCGTTGTTGTCCCAATTTGGCGGGGCTGCGGTGCGTGCTGGCTTAAAGCGGTAAAGTGCGCCCTTTAGTTGGTTGGCTGCGCCGACGGCAACTACGCTTACAAAGTTGAAATTAAGCGGTAACATTATGCTAATTGCGTGTCGTTAAGCGCAGAAAGTAATACCTCTGTTACAGTCTCTTTAACCCTTTCCGCGCTTTCGGTCAAAGTCGCTGTGTGTACCTCGAATTTATCTACAAGCCGTTCGATGTTCACAGTTATGTTTCTGATTTTGTCGCCGCCTGTGCTACCCGTTCCTGCTTTGCTTGTCTTTCCGCCCGTTACGTCTGGAGCACCTGCTGTCGGTGATTGAATGGTCGGCACTTGCGGTGTTTCTGGAAGTCCAGGAATGGCCGCAGCTGTCGGCTTCTGTTCTTTTTTCTTTTTTGCTTCCTGCTCCTTTGCACTGGCGGCCATTTCCTCATCGTAGGCCGTCTTAAAGGCGGAGCCTATCTGCTTGCCGTAGTCCGAAAAGCCCGCCTTTAACTTGTTCAGGGCTGCACTGATGCCCGCCCCGTCCAGATTAAAGCACGCTTTAAGCAAGTCGCCGATTGCTCCGAATACATTTTTTGCCAGTTCTGCAATACCTGTAAACATTGCCTTAAAAGCTGCAAATGTTCCTTTAAGCACGGCACGGAATTTTGCCGACGTGTTCCAGAAATAAACACCCACGGCAATAAGCGCGGCAATGGCCGCAGCTATCCAGCCAATGATAGGTATGTTCATAATAGCCACAGAAACAGCACGACAGGCTGTCGTTGCCGCCAGCTTAAACGCACCGAAAGCCGTAGAGGCTATGCCTGCAAAAGTGGTCGATGCTGTGCCCGTAGTAACCAAAGACAGCAGGAACGCGCCCAGAGCTTTAAGCCCCTCAAAGATGCCCACCGTGGCAAAGCGCAGCACTGCCAGCGTGGCGCGGGTGATGTTTATCATAAACCCGTTACTGACAAACTGACCCGTCACAAGCTCCCTGTTAATTAAGGCAGCCTGTATGCGGGCGGCGTACATGAAGCCGCGAATTTTGTTCCACATGCTTGCCCACTGTATGCCCTTTATCCAGGTCATAAGACTGCCAAGACCTGAAAACAGGGGCATGAGCTGCGCCACAGGCACCAGAACGGAAGACAGGGCACCCGCCCACATGGTCGCGCCGCCCGTAGCCTGGAAAAGGCTAATTTTCACGTCCTCGATTTGCTGGTTTATACGCGCCTGCTTTTCGGCGTAGCTGTCCATGATAATGGCCGCCTGTTCCTCCGCGCTATTGGTGCCCGTTACCTGCTCGGTAAAGGCTGCCAGCTGGTCTGTGCCCTGTACCAGGGCGCGGGCGGCGTTGGCGTTCTCCATTCCGAACAGCTTGCTAAATAGCGCGCTGTCATTAAGCACGGGTTTGAGCATTTCCAGGCGTTCCTTCAGGGTCTTGTTTTTGTCGCCTAAAGCCAGCACGTCGATGCCCGCAGCCTCCAGCTCCTCGCGGGTGTCTTTCGGCAAAAATCTGCCCTGCGACAGTATAGCCATGGTGTTGCGCAGAGCCACACCGCCCTCACTGCCTTTTTTGCCAGCTTTGTCCAGCACCTGGATGGCTGCGTTCGTTTCCTCAAAGCTCACGTTGGCAGCCTTTGCGGCCATACCGCACTGCTCCAGGGCGGCCTTGATTGCTGGCAGTTCAGCACTACCAGCCTGACCAGCTGCCGCCATGGTGTTCATCATGTCGGCCATGGTCTTGCTGGCTGCTATGGGGTCGTCCAGGCTTACGCCGTATTGGTTCATGGCTGTGGTCAGCACCTGCGCGGCGGCCACGCCGTCGCCGCCCATTAGTTTGCTCGTTATCTGAATGCTGTTACCCATAGCCTGGAGTGCCTCTGGACACTTGCCCAGCTCTGGGGTCAGCTGCGACAGCAGCAGTTTGTAACCCTCCACCGCCACAGCTGCGTCCGTGCCGAATGTTTTTGCACTCTCTCTGGCGTAGCCCTCTATTTCGTCCAATGCTTTGCCCGTAACGCCAGCAACAGCCGAAAGGTCGTGCATTTGTCTGTCCAGAGTTATGCCGCTGCTCGACAGCCCATCAAAGGTGCTTGCAAGCCGTTCCACATATCCACACGCAAGGTCAAACGTCGCCAGCTTCTGCGCAAGTTGCATAGCCCAGCCCTGCGCGTTCTCCACCTTTGCGGAAAACTCGCCGACCGCCTCGTTCATTTGCGACATTTTGGAAGTAAAGTCGCCGTTTACGTTAAACTGATAATTAAACGCCTGCATGGTTGCTATGTTACTTGTTTATTTTTCTTTTGGTGTAAAAAGTGCGGCTATCATTTCGGCCTGCCGTTTCAGCCTCCAATTTTCCAGCCATACAGCTGCTGCGTAGTTTGTCGCAAAGTCTTCGGCACTACCAGCGGTCGGGTCAACGTGCAGGTTTGCACGTATGAGGGCGCAGGCTTTCAGAAAGCCGTCCTCTGGGCTGTCCTTCACGTCGTCCCGCTCGTTAAGCTGGTGCGCCTTTATAAGTTTTTTAGGCTTGCCGACACAGAGGCAAACGCCACATTCAGCTGCCCCATACATGCAGTAAAGAGCACAGCGTCATGGCGCAGGTCTTCGCTGCCTCCCAACCAGCAACCGTCGAAGAGCGTCTGCGCGCTTTTCATTTCGTCTGATTTAGCCAGCTTGTTCACTGCCGCCATGGTCTCCATGCTCGGTCGTTTGAAATAACCCACATGTAGGTCGCCGTCGTCTTCTACGTCGATGCGTGTAACCTTTCTGTGTTGGGCTTTCCATTTGTTGACGGTCTCATTTGTTACACCTCCGTCATAGGTGCGTTTTTCTGCTTTCGCAGCGTTAGTGTCTGTATTCATTTTATTGGGTCTTTAATGTGTCTTTAATTGTTTTTACGTTGGCGGTGGCGGCTGATGCCTGACCACCGCCAATGCTTATTTATTCCACTGAATGTGCGACATGACAAGGTCGATTTCCACCTCCTGCCCAGTGTCGCCCTCTTTCCAGCCGCGCCCGTTGTTCTTAAACATGCAGTTGCGCAGCTTGTCAATAGATACGATGCCCGTGTCAGGCAGATAGCTGACGATGATGTCAAACGGGGCAATGTCCTGCAACCTGCCCGTAAGGCTCTGCCGCTGCATAGCCTCTACCTCTTCCTGATACAGCGTAATTTTGCCTGTCGAAGTAATGCGGCCTTTCGCAAAGCCGACAGGGTAGCGGCCTGCACCGTATTTCGTTACGATGTCCTGGTCGTCCTTGTACTCAATGCCCGTAATACCTGTTACGGGGACACCTGCAATGACGAGCACGATGTCTGCCCAGTCATATAATTTGCCATTCACAAATGGCACGCCGTTATTTCCTACCATTTTACAGTGATTTTACGTAGCCGATTTTTACTTTCATTTTGCGGATAACACCCACGGGCACGTTCTTGATTACCACCTCTACGGTGCTGGTGCTCAAAACGTCCTGCTCGGGGTCGATGCTTGCCTCATAGCCCGAAAGCTCGCCCGCCTTTTCCATGTCCTCAAGGGCTTTGTTAGCGGTCGTTTCCAGGTATGACGTTGTATAGCTCTGGAGCTTGCCCGTGCTTGCGTCGATATACACGTTGCCGCCCAGTTCTGGGGTCAGGTACGTGCGTATGCCACGGCACGCCTTGTCCATGGTGCGCACCAACTCTATGGCGTTGTAGTCGCTGATGGCTGCGTCCATGTTGTGGCTGTCGTTCCAATAGCTGCCAGATACTCCGACAATAGGGGTCAGGAACATGTAGCGTGCAGTGTCCAGTTTCTCCAGCCATGCCTTGTCGATGTTGCGCACAAGGGTGCCGTCACTCAACGCGGGCAAACTGATGCCCGACGGGAATTTCTTTACCCATGATACACTTTCATGCACCGCAGCTGACGACACATGACCCAACCACACACCTATGCAGCTGACGGCGTTCTTGGTCGTCTTGTTGCTGTCCTCTGCAAAAAGCAGTGCGCCTGTGTCGTTTGTTCCTCCAGCCTGTGCGATGATAACGGACACGCGCGGTGCTGCACCTGCCACGTCAGTGGGGAGTGCCTGGTAGCCGCTTTTAAGGCTCGGCGCATAGCCCACAGACACAGGGGCGTTATTCAGGTCTAATGCCTCCGCCTGTGATTGCAGAAGTGTGACGTTCTCTTTGGTCAGTGCAGTAAGACCGTCCCAAATTCCGAACTGTCGGATTGCTCCGTCGGCATAGTTCTGCACTTTAGAAAGTTCTGCAAATGTATGAGTTTGTGGCTTCGTGAAAATTCCAACATACAGCGTTATACCGTTGTTCAGGCGGAATGTCTCCGACAGCTGGTAGTGCATGACGCGCACAGCCCACGATTTTGCGTCAGAGCTGATGCCTAACGCCTCCGCTGTATCTATCACGCTGACAGCCTGCACCGACTGCGTCTTAAAGCCGTCGGGGATGTCGGCTTCGTTCACGTAGAAAATCATGCCAGACACATGGTCTTGACCTGGCAGACTTTTTGGAACGTTGCCGTTCTGTCTTTTGATTTCTAATGAGTTCATTTTTTACGTTTTTAATGTTTATACTTTCGGTACAGGATAAAGCCGCCGACCGATGCTGCAAGTAATAGAACAAGGGCTATTAACGCCCACCCGCTCCAGCTGCCGCGCTGCTTTCTCACCTCGTCAGTGGTATAGCTGCGTGCGGTCTCTGCCGTCTGCTGTTCTGCCTGCACGTGTGCCTTGCGCTCTGTTACGGTTTGCGTGCTGTCGGCCTGTTCACTTTGCAGCTTCGCTGTTACGTCTGCCTGCGCAGTGCTGCGCGTCGTTTCCTTGCGCTTCGTCGATGTGCTCTGCGTCAGTGCCGCTAATACGGGCGGCAGTCCTGTTGCCGTGTCGGCTGGCTGTGTCGTGTCAAATAGCAAAAGGTGCAGGGTCTGTTCTTCGCTGGCCTCACTCTCATGGTCTTTTGTCTGCTTTAAGGCAGCCTGAAACAGACTGTCCACCTGCGCCCTTATTCGTGTCTGCGTCGCTGTTGTTTCAGTGCCTGTGCTGTCTGCGATGCTTTTACTGCTACGGTCATACTGCGTCCTGGCGGTCGTAGTTGTTCTCGTCGTCCCACAGCTCGCGAGACACAGGGCACTCGTGAGCATGAGGACAGCCAGGTATCTTTTCAATGGCTTTTCTGAATTTATCAACATTGCGGCGTAGGCTTGTTATTTCCTTTTGGAGCGGTGCAACGACAGTTTCAACAAGCAGATCGTTAGCCTTGCGCACGTTGTCCAGCTCCGAATTTTCCACAGCCGACATTTTGGCGGCTACCTCTGCGCGCAGCGCGGCGATTTCCGTCTTGTATTTGTCGCGGGTCAGTATAGAACCTAACCATGCGCCCAATGGTGCACTTATTACACTGCTACCGATTATTGCAAGTAGAATTGTCGTTATACTGCTCATTCAGGGATTTGTTATTGGTTTATGCCGATTTCACGCAGCCAGGCTTGCACGTCGAATGACGGGCAAGCTTTTGCGGCTACCTGATTGTGGCCTATTATCTTCACTTTCGGGTGCGCGGCGTGGAAGTCCTTGACATACTTTTCCAGGGCTGCCTTCTGGGCGGTTGTGCGGGTGTCCTTTGCGGTCTTTCCGTCTGCCGCTACACCTCCAGCATACACTACATGCCTGCTTACGCTGTTGTAGCCTTTCGCGCCGTTGGTTATCTCCCAGTCGTCCACCCATGCGTCCTCGTTGTTCGCAACCAGACGCTCCACACTGCCATTAAGGTGTACCAGGTCAGTATAGCCTACCTGTTTCCAACCTCTGCCGCCCGCAGAGACGGGCGAAGTATGCCAGCGGCGTATTTCAGCAGCAGACACCTCCCGCCCCTCACGGGTGGCAGTGCAGTGTATAACAAGGTATTTAAGCTCCTTTTTCATGTTTATGCAGTTTCTACGGTGCTGACGATTGCCGCGCGGGTCTTGTCAGATTTAAGCGGCAAGCAGATACCCCACTTTCTGAAGTTCACAAGGTTGCGGTGGTAGAGCGGGTCGTTCTTCGCCTCACTGTAATACATTTGCACGCTGCCGTTCGCTTTCATCATGCTGGGAACGTAGAAAGCCACAGAGGCCTGGCGGTCGGTTTGGGCTGCCGTAGTGCCAAAGGCTTTTTTGTTGCCCGCGCTGGTGTAGTAAGGTGTGCCGTTGTACTCGTATATGTCAAAGCCGTAAAGGCGAGCAATCTTGCCCTCTGTCTGGTTGATGTTGTAAGCCTCGCGGAATTTCTGGTCGGTAAGGAGCAAGTCATTCGCGTGGTCGCTGCAAAGTACCAGCACACGGTTTGTCGCAGGTGTGCCCATAGCGTCAAACGATGCCTTCAGGGCAATAAGGTCTGCTACCGAAAGACGTTTGCGCAGCGTGGCTGTGTCCTTGTCGCCTGTGGTACGCACGACGATGGTCTTTCCTGCTTCGTGCTTGTCTGGGGCAATGGCGTGAATGGCTTTCTCGCGTACTTTCTCTTTGAGGGCTTCACGGTGGCGTTCCTGAACGCTCGCCATTTTGTCGTAGCTCACAGCGTGCAGCTCGTCGTCTGTTACGGGGGTGGCCTCGGTGTCGAACTTGTCCAGGCTCACAGGCTTGTCCGCGTCGTCCAGCGATGTGATTTCCAGCGGGTAGGTGGTGTTATTTACCAGCACTTTAGGGTCGCCGCCGATTTCGGTAAAGTGGATAACGTCATTTTCCACATACTGGTCATAAGAGCGGATGCGGTCGTACCAGCCCAGAGACTCGGGCGCGGTGCGGAACGCCTTAATCATTTCGCCTGTCCAGATTTCAGTAAGTACACCTGCGTGCAGGGCGTTTGCAGGCATAAAGCCGCCTGCCAAAACAGCCACGCCGTTGGCGACAAGCGCACCAACGGCAGGGGTGCCGCCTACCATGGTGGAGACGGTGGCTCCAACTGCGCTGTTTACTCCGATGCCTACAAGCATCATAAACAGACACGTGAAAATTTTTGTAAATGCTTTCATTGTTATAACTTGTTTAATGATTGTTTAGCGGTTGTTTAACGGGGCATATCGATGCCATATTCTGCCTTATACAGGCGGGCATACTCCTGGGGCTGCTCCTTTTTCAGGTTCTCGATTTTGTCGGCGGGCACCTCGGACAGCTTGGCATAGGTCTGATGCTCCGCACCAGCGGGCGCACCGTTGCTGCCAGGCTGCTGGTTAATCATGTCCAGCGGCTTGCTGGCGGGCTTCATGCACTCCAGCGTTTCATTAAGCTGCTGCACGCCTACATTTTTACCCAGCTGGATAAAGTGGTCGCGCTTCGCCTCGGTAATGCGTTTGTCCTTGACTGCCTGGTCAACCGCCGCAGTGATAGCGGCCAGCTCCATGCTCTGCGCCTTGTCGGCTTTTCCTTTGAGCAACTGCACAGCGTTATGCACCTGCTCCTCGGTCGCGTCCTCTGCGAGACCGAGCAACTGTAACGTTTCTTTTTTCATGCGTTTTTTATTATTGTTGTTATTACTTGCCGCAGGCTCTGCACCATTGGCGTTATCTACAATTTGGGCGGCAGGCTTTTGGAGTTCAAGCAGGGGCAAAGCCTCACAGGCTTCTCCTGCCGCCAGCGTCAGCAGCTTGCCGCTGTCAGACAGCTGCAAAGCGTCGTCATTGCTGCCTATGTCCACAATGCTGACCTCTGTAAGTTTGGAACGTAAAACGGTGGCGCGCGTCTGTCCTGGCAACAAATGCACAGGGTCGACGCTCGTCTCTACGATGTCCAGCCCCGCGCTGCACATTTTCAGGAAACCGCCCTCCCATTTGTCTGCTATCTGCTTTGCAAATGGGTCTTTTTCGTCGAATACTGGAGTACCTTTCAGTGCGTCTCCGTCAAAGCGCAGATTTTCCACCCTACCAATAGGCAGCGGGCTGTTACTGCTGAAACTCCTACGGTGCATCCATAGCAGCACGGGGTTCTTCTCATACTGCGTAATGTCGATGCCTGCGGTAATTACACGACTGCCGTAACTGTTAAGGCGGCTCGTGCTGATAATCATTTCTTTTGCCATTCTTGTATAATTTCGTTTGTTGCGGTGGCAGGACTCGAACCTGCGACCTTGAGGGAATGAACCTCACGAGCTACCACTGCTCTACACCGCGATTTCCTACGCTTTTGGTCGCAAATTTCCTATCTTTTTTCTATGCCTGCAAAAAGAGTGTAAAGACTTGACACTCTTTTTTTTAGTATCACTTTTTATGTGGAAATTTGCGCAGTATTTTAAGAGTAATAACCACGCAGCGTCTGACCACCAGAGGCTGCATTAACACATTAAAAATTATGAATGGCAACTAAAAAAGAACGCGAAGAAAAAAAAGACTACGCACGAATCCTATTCATGCAGGGCGACAGTCAAAAGGTCATTGCCGAAAAGACAGGAATAAGCGCACAGACCATTACAAAGTGGGTGAATGCAGAGGGCTGGCAGGAACAGCGCGCAGCACAAAACATAACACGGCCAGAACTTGTAAACAAGCTCCTGCGAACCATTGACAAAATGCTCGAAAGCGTGAACAACAGCGAAGACCCAGCAGCCATTAACGGCCTCGGAGACAAGCTCGCTAAATTCTCGTCCACCATTGAAAAGCTCGACAAGCACACCAGCATCGTGGACGTTATAGAGGTATTCATGGCGTTTTCTAAGTGGTTGCAGTTCCAGGCTCAATTTGATGAGGACATAACCCCCGAACTGCTCAAAACCATTAACCGTTACCACAACCAATACATTGAGTATCTGATGCAAAATAAACTGATTAAATAACATGCCAAAATACGACAAACTAAACAGGAAAGAGGCACTCGAACTGTGGAAACAGCACTGTGCTGACGTACAGACTGCAACCACCATAGGGCGCGGCGAAACGAATACACAACGCGACCAGCGCATTAAGCGCGTGCGTGCCGATTATGCAGCGTTTGTCGATTACTATTTCCCGCATTACACACAGAACCCACAGACTGGCGTGCAGACACCCTGCGCGCCTTTCCATATTAAGGCGGCTAAAGAGGTAAAGGCTAACAAGAACCTGCGCGCTGTGTACAAGTGGCACCGTGGCGCGGCAAAGTCCACACACCTCGACATATTCATTCCCCTGTGGCTCAAATGCCAGGAAACACGGGAAATTAACGTCATGGTTCTGGTGGGCAAAAGTGAAGACAACGCAAACACCCTGCTGGCTGACTTGCAGGCAGAATTACAATATAACCAGCGTTATATTAACGACTTTGGCGAACAGTACAACAGCGGCTCATGGGAAGAGGGGCAGTTTGTTACCAAAGACGGCACAGCCTTTTTTGCCCGTGGTCGTGGTCAGTCGCCCCGTGGTCTGCGCTACCGCTCACACCGTCCTGACTACATTGTAATAGACGACCTGGACGACGACGAACTCTGCGAAAACCCCGCCCGCGTTAAACGTCTTACCGATTGGGTAAAGGAGGCTTTGTTCGGTGCGCTTGACGGTGGACGTGGCCGCTTTATTATGGTCGGTAATTTGATAGCCAAAAACAGCGTGCTGCAAAACATATCCGACACCAAAGGCGTGCGCGTCTCGCAGGTCAATATTTTGGACGCTAACGGCAATGTGTCCTGGGCGGCAAAATGGACACGGGCAGAGGTACAGGCCATTGAAGACTTCCAGGGTTATAGGTCTTTTCAAAAAGAATACATGAACAACCCCATTGTCGAGGGTGCCGTCTTCCGTCAGGAATGGATAAAGTGGGCAAAGCGGCCACAGTGGCGGCAGTTTACCGAAATTGTCCTTTATATCGACCCGTCCTGGAAGAGCAGCTCGAAAAATGACTATAAGGCCGCGAAGCTCTGGGGTAAGGTCAAAGGTGGCCAGCTCTGGCACCTGCGCGCTTTCGTGCGGCAGGCCACAGTGGCCGAAATGGTGCGCTGGTGTTATGACCTCTACGAATGGGCGCAGCAGTGCGGCATAGCCATTAAATTCTACATTGAGGCAAACCTGATGCAGGAAATGTTAATGGACGATTTCACAAAGGAGGGCGAACTGCGCGGCTACCAGCTGCCGATAGTGGGCGACAAACGTAAAAAGCCCGACAAGTTCCAGCGTATTGAGGCGGCTGCACCGCTCTGGGAGCGTGGCTTTGTCTTCTACGACGAAAGCCAGAAAGACGACCCCGACATGCTGCGCGGTCTTGACCAGACCCTGGCATTCCAAAAGGGTATGCGTGGCCACGATGATGCGCCCGACGCAGACGAGGCCGCTATCTCCATACTTCAAAAGCATTCTAAAATTACAAACTTCAAGCCGTCTTTCGGAAAACGGCGTAACGCAAAAAATATAACATGGTAGATTTTATTAAAAAACTCGTGCGCGCCACCGTATTTGAGTGGCGCAGAAAACGCGCCATTAAAAAGGCGCAGCGTGATGCAAACCAACTCCGCCGTAAGTTCTTGGTGCTCGTAATGGACGGAAAGCCCGTTGTCGTCTCCATGCAGGGCATTAAAAAGCTCATACGGTGCCACCGCTTTGCAAAGGGCTTTACAGCAGAGAAAGCCCGCAAAATAGCCATTTATGAGGCAAACCCACAACCACTAAAAAAGTAATGCAATGTTTCTAACTGATGACGACTACAAGGCTGTGTGCGACGATTTCGAGTTTGAACAGCTCCAGGCACACACAGACATAAGAAAGCAGGCAGAGAAAGCTGCCTTTGAGAAAATAAGCAGCTACACACGCGACCGCTACGACATGAAAAAGGCGTTTGCCCAAAAAGGCGAATGCCGCAACTCCATGCTCGTGGACTGCGCTGTTAATATTGCGCTATATATCCTTGTACACCGACTGCCCCAGAATATGGGAAGCGAACGCCGCGACCAGCTCTATGAAGACAGTATTAAATGGCTCAAAGACGTGCAGGCATCTAAGGCTACGCCTGACCTGCCCCGCTATATTAGCGACAGCGGCGACACTGACAGCCATAACCCCGTGCGCTTCGGTTCTGGCCTTGATAAGGTCGGCAGCTGCACATGGTAATTTATCAACCGTTAAACACCTGTTAAATGTGGTGCAAACCGAATGCAGAAGAGCTTGCTCTTATGCTGAGGTGAAGCCCACATTCAACTAAATATATTAGTTAAATGAACGTATTACAGAAAATAGGCAACATATTTACAGGCCGCCAGGCGTACAGCTCCGCAGAGGTGCGCCGCATTGCCGAATTTGTCAAAAGTAAAGAGGGTCGCCGCCTGACCGCTGAACTTATACGCCAGACCGACAGCCTGACAAAAAAGGACGTGGGTATGTGGCGGCAGGCATGGCAAATGGCCATAAACGTGGACAACCCTAAGAGGCAGAACCTTTACGATATTTACACAGACTGCCTCATTGACCTGCACCTTGAGGGGTGTATAGGGCAACGTAAAGGAATGGTATTAAAACAAAAGTTCCGCATGGTAGGCGCAGACGGAAAAGAGGTCGAAAAAGCCACTGCGCTGTTTGAGCGCGAATGGTTTAACGACTACTGCTCGCTGGCTCTCGACTCTCGGTTCTGGGGGCACAGCCTCGTACAGTTTGGCGACATAGTGAAGACCTCCGACGGGTTGAGCTTTGAAAACGTGGAGCTGGTGCCGCGTAAGCACGTTTGCCAGGAGCATGGTATGCTCTTGCGTAACACTGGCGACGACTGGCGCAGCGGTATTAGCTACCGCGATGGGGAACTCGCAAGCTGGTGCCTCGAAATTGGCAAACCTTACGACCTCGGCCTGCTCCTGAAATGCGCCCCGCAGTGTATTAGCAAAAAGAATATGCTCGGCTTCTGGGATATGTTCGGCGAAATATTCGGGGCACCTATGCGTATTGCAAAAGCTACCACCACTGACGACGCAGAACGTGCCAAAATTGAAAGCGCACTCGAAAATATGGGCAGTGCCTTTTGGGGCTTGTTCCCTGACGGCACGGAAATAGAAATAAAGGAAAGCAGCCGCGGCGATGCTTACAACGTGTACGACAAGCGCGTGGACAGATGTAACAGCGAAATTTCTAAGGGCATTCTTAACCAAACTATGACCATTGACGCGGGCAGCTCGCTTTCACAGTCGGAAACACACCTCGACGTGTTCGAGAATGTCGTAAAGGCCGACCAGAAAATGCTGGCTAACAACGTCAACGACCACCTGCTGCCGTTCATGCTCAAACACGGCTTTCCTGTCGGCTCGCTGCGCTTTGAATGGGACGACGCTGCGGCGTTCACTCCGTCAGAACAGCGAGAAATGGAACGCGTGCTCCTGGAATACTACGAAATAGACCCGCAGTATTTCACGGATAAGTATAACGTGCCTATTACTGCCGTGCGCGAAAAGAAAACACAGCCCGACGCTTTTTTCGGGTAAGCCCCGCGCACGATGCTGACATGCGCGAAAAATACGGGGCTTTCCATGCAGCAGTTAATATGCTTTATGACGGCGACACGCTGACGCTTGCCGCTGATGAAGACGCACCCAACCTCGAACCGTCTGTTTTTGATGCTGTCGCTGACCTCATTTATAAAGAGGGTGGCTTCAACATTAACCAGGTGAAAGACCCCGCCGCGCGTAAGCTCATAACAGAAACGGCAAAAGCCATTAACAGGGGAGTTGATGCTCACCTGCCTACCGACGTGCCCGACACGCTACGATATGCACTCGAAGAAAACGGCTTTATATTTTCAGGCTTTAAGACTTTCCACGCCATGCGTGAAATAGGGCTGTCGCTACTCAACGACAAAGGCGAAATAAAACAGTATGCTGATTTCCAGGCTGACGTGCTCAAACTCAATAATAAGTATAACAAAAACTATCTTTATGCCGAATACAAACACGCCATAGGAACCTGCCAAATGGCGGCAAAATGGCATAAAATAGAGGATGACGGCGACCGCTACCTGTTGCAGTACAGAACAGCACAGGATGAGCGTGTACGTGAAGAACATGCGCTCATGGACAGCATTACACTGCCACCCTCCGACCCGTTCTGGGACAAATATTACCCGCCTAACGGCTGGGGCTGCCGTTGTACTGCCGTGCAGGTCAGACGTGGTAAATACACAGAAAGCGACCCCGCTAAAGCAATGATGATTGGCGACAATTCCACAGCAGCATTAAAGCAGCAGATTTTCCGTTTCAACGCAGGAAAGACCATGCAGCTGTTTCCACCAAAACACCCCTATTTTAAGGCTCCAAAAGAGGCAAAAAAGGTGGTTAATGAGGTTGTGCAGGAAGAAAGCGAACAGCAGAGAAAAGAACGCTATAAAGCAGAACTGCCCACGTATCTGACAGAGGCAGAACGTGAGGCAATAGCGCAGAACTGCGTGGAAATTGAAAAGGAAATTAGCATAAAAAAGGGACAGCCTATGAGCGTGGAAGACGCAGACAAGCAGAGTGCAAACCCAAAACATGGCAAAGGCTACGAATATAGCATTAACTGCCAGACGTGCGCACCTGCCTACATGCTGCGACTGCGCGGCTTTAATCTAACTGCTAAGGGTAACACTGCTGGATCCTTGTCGCAATACCTCTCACGGCAGCGGTCTTTTGAAGCATGGCTCAACCCCGACGGCTCCGCATGTTCTGGCGTGCTCACTGTGGACTGGATGGCTAATAAAGGCTATAAGCGCATGAATGCAGCCCGTTATAAAGAGTATTTCGAGGAAACCTGTAAAGAACAGGGCGTTTATGTGCTTACGATAGGCTGGAAAGGTGGCGGCGGTCATGCAACTATCCTGCAACGCTTTGAGGACGGCACGCTGTCATACATAGAACCGCAAGTGTATAGCGCATCAATAGGCGCACGCAGACCAATAGACGAACTGTGCAAAGACGGCGGAGCAGTACCGTACTATAAGCGCGGTATTTTAAGGGTAGATAATAAGATTTTCAACAAGAAATTTTTATCAATCTTCGACAAATAGACTGATAATGTGCAGAGCTAAACGACCAGTTATTTCATCTACATGCCCGTTGCCATATAGGTACACAAATGGGTAGCCTGTGTCGGCATCTTCGGGGAAACAATAACGCCAGGCGGCGCGCCCCTTATACTGACCCAGATAGGCAAAATGTTGGCCGTACACTTCAATAAGACCCTTTGCCGCTTCCTGTATGGCTGTAGGTACATTGTTTATCATGCCACAAAGGTACTATATTTTAGTGAGATACAAAAATTTAACGGTAAATAATTACAATGATAACAGGAGAACAGCTTAAAAAAAACATCATTTCCGACATGCGAGTCGAACTTGCAGAGGAATTTGACAAGAACTTCACCCGTAAAGCGTTCTTTACCGACAAATGGAAAAAGCGCAGGAACCCTAACGCGCTCGGCTCGCTCCTGGTCGTTACGGGAAGCCTCCGACGCTCCATTCAGGCAAAAGAAACACCCGACGGCGTGCGCTTCACATCTAACCAGCCATACGCCACACTACACAATGAGGGCGGCAAAGGCTCTGTTACTGTCAGACAACACACCAGAACCAGCAAAAAAGGGAAAACCTATGCCGTCCGACAGCACAACCGCACTGTAAATGTCCCGCAGCGTCAATTTGTTGGCGACGGACAGCACACACAGCGCATCATTCAAAATGTTATCGACGACAACCTGGAACAATTCAACCAGGAAATAATTAAAGCATTAAGAAAATGAGAAAAAAGCTTTTTTACGCCATTGCACACCACATCAAAGAGCACGTGCCTGGCATTAAATTTATCGACCTTTGGAATGAGCACCTCGCCGAAATTAAAAATACTACGGCGTGGCCTGTTCCCTCCGTCTTTATTGAGTTTGAACAGTACGACGTGCGGCAGCTCGCTAACCACGTCTGCATGGCTGACGTGCCCGTCAGGCTGCACATCATTACACGTGCCAAAACATACACCGCTGGACATGAGGACAAACGTATCGACGACGCACTCGACTATTTCGACCTAATAGACCAGGTGCACGCCGCTATGGTTACGCTCGCAGGCGACAACTTCTCCACTTTCATGCTCACAGCCTCTGCCACCAACCACAACCACGCAGAGCTGCTCGAAAGCATAGAAAGATACGTCACACGCACACAGTTCACGGCTGGAGCAAGAACAGCCCAGAAAATTATTAACGCAACTTTGAGCCTTCAACAGCAATAAAAAAAGCCCGCCAGCATCTTGCTGCTGACGGGCTGATTTACTCCAGCGTGCCGAATAAGTCGGGCTGCTGTGCATCTTCATGTGTGGGCGGGTCGGGCGGTATATTCAAGTAATTAAGGTATGTCCTGTAACTCATCGGGTAAATGGGGTTAATATACTTTTTCCACACCGCCTTGTAACATTTCGCATTATTTTCCCGCTCATAATAACGCTCGGTTAATGCTTTTATCAATTTAGCACGAGCGTGCGTGCTTTTGTAATGCTTTTCTTTGCCCATTTGCCGATTTTTTTGTACTTTTGCAACGTCCTTTATACAAATCGGGTGCACGTGCTTCTGGGCTTTGGCTCACGGGGGACGTGCTTTTTTTATGCACATACGTCGCCTATGCGTCTGTAACAGATAAAGGAATAATGTGCCAGCCTTTCTCGTCCTTGTATTCAGCCCTTATATACTGCTTTGTTTCTGTTGGCTGGTAGGCTTCCTCAATGATACGAACGCCCTCCTGGAATGTTTCGTCGCCGCTGTCGTCTGCCATTTTGCGAAGCTGGAGCACGCGGCTGGCTTTCAACGTGCCCTTCTGGTCACGCGCCAGCAGGCGCATCACGGCATTAACAAGCGTGCGGCTGTTCTCGTCCTTTGCCAGGCTCTCAATGTAGGCGCGCACCATTTCTATGCCGTCCTCCACAGTGTCCCTGTAGGCATCAATGGTGTTACTGCCCAGCGTGATACGCATCATGCCGTCGCTGGTCGTGAATGTGTGGCTGTGCTGGCCGTCTCGCGTCATGCTCATAACGTCTGCCTTAATGTCCAGCACACTTTTGAAATTGCCGAAAACCGTCTCTTTTACGGTCTTTATCTGCTCCGACAGGCTCTTTAGCTCGGGTATGGCCAATGCCACCTGCTCGTCCACAATCTGCGCGTACATTTCGCGGTTTTCCTTGCGCTTCTGTTGGCGCGCTTTCCTTTCTTGTTCCTCTTTGAACGCGGCAAATTGTGCCTGTTCCTCTGCTGTCATTTCGACAGTCGTTTTTTTGTTTTCGTCCATTGTTTTACGGGGTTTAATGGGTGGATAATTCTCATTTAATTGTACTTAAATAGTCCTTAGCATCTTCCACGTTACACAGAAATAGCGATGCTAATGTGTTCAACACTGCGCCAGCAAGCAGTAACAGACCGCCAGCAACGGCAAAAGGCAGACGGGCTGCCACTTCCAGATAGTTTAATACTTTCTTTTTCATTTCCATTTTGTTTTTATTAGTGGGTTAATACTCGTTTTCTTCATCTATAAGCTGGTAGCTGTATTCCTGCATGTCGGCCTGCGTGTTGCACCAGTCCGCAAGCTCACGCATAAACCAGCAGTATGGCTCCGTGTCAAGTTCTGACGTTGCCTCATTGATTTTGCGCTTTACCTCGCGCATAATTGCGTCCGTGTTCATTGTCAGTTAAGATTTTTAAGGCCGTTTTCTGTCGGATATACAAACACGACTTTCTTAGCCTCTGTTATACTCTCTGTTACGTCGTCCACTGCGTCCCTGTCTTTTACTTTGTTGTTGAACAGGTACACCAGGTTGCGCAGACGCTCCAGAGGTATTTTGTTAAAGTCGCTTTTCTTTGCAGCACGGCACGCTATGGCTTTAATGATAGTCGCGTTGCACTCACGACCGCACATCTTTAGCCAGCTGCCTATGGCGGCCATGCACTGCTTACGCAGCTTGTCATAGTCCTGCTGCTTCCTGCCGCCTGCCTGCGCCGACAGCTTGCCGCATATATCCACCAGGTCGTGCGTGTCTATGTCCCTGCTGCTCTCCACGCCGTAGGCTTCTATGAGCGACCGCTTCTCGTCGTCGCTCATGCCCAGAACGCTGCAAAGCGTGTGGAACTTCTTTAGCAGCCCTCTGTGTATGCTGTCCATTGTCTTGTTTTCTTTCATTGTTAGCCGTTTTTATAGTTCTGCCCAGTATTCGCGTGCGCCCTGCTCCCAAATGGTGTAGTCCTGGCCGCCCTCGCCTTTGTCGCTGTCCTCGTAGCGGGTAGTTGCAAATGCCTTGTAACCCTCCACACGGATTTTTATGTCTGCATCATAGCGTATGTTCTTCGCCATGTTGCCCTTCGGCTGGCCTTTGTCTTCGTGAGCAATGAACACAAACAGCGTGTTGGGGTGGTCGTCTTTCAGCCTGGTGTAGTCGCGCATCGTGAAGCCTATCCAATAATTTACGCTGTCTATTACAACAATGTTAGGGGCGTTCTTTTTCTTCAGGCGTTCCCGTATGTCTTTCAGGCTCTCTTTCTGGAGCAGGATTATCCTGCTGCCTGCTTCCTCCATGCCCACACGCTCCCACGCCTTTTGCAGCGACAAGCTCAAACCCTGCTCGAGGCTGTTGTAGGCAACCCTGCCGAAATTCGTAAGATATTTGCACAGCTGCATAACGTAGGTCGTCTTACCTGACCCGCTGCCGCCGTACACTATCCACGAACCACGCAGTTCTGGCCGTCCCAGGCTCGCAAGCCATGCCCCTGTAAATGGGGCAGTCTCAAATTTGGCCTGCATCACGTTCTTGTTACTTATCGCCCTGCGCATGTCTTACAGTGGTTTAATATCTACTTTTATGTCGCTGCGTATGTTGATGCACCACGCTGCGAAATACACGGCCTTTGCGTCCTTTGCTGGCTCTACGTCCATTATTATGCACACCATGCCTTCTGTACGCGCCCTGCGCACCGTCATGGTCACGGGTGCCTGTCTGTATAGCCATTCGTCCATATTAGTACGGCACGCCTCGCCATTCACGCCCAGCGTTATGCGCTGCGGCTTGTTCCATGCTACGCTGCTCATTGTGCGCCTCCTTTCTTCTTCGCTGCCCAGACGGCACGTTTCACGCGGCGCAGGTCGCATTCCGCACCTGCTATTATGTCCTGTATGGTCTTCGCGTCAGTCACGCCGTTGGCCTTGCACACTGCCGCTATGTCTTCGCCGTTGATTACCTGGAGCTGCACGAACTTGCGGCCTATGCGGCTGTATATTTCCTCGTAGCCTTTCTTTTTGAGCCTTACGCCGCGCTCTATGCGGTTTTTCAGGTACTCCGTAGCCACCATGATAATGCCGCAGTGTCCCTCCAGCTGGTTGTACAGCGAAATAAAGAAATAAAGCACCTGGTCGCGCAGCTTGTCGGCCTCGTCCAGTATGACGAGCGGAGCGTCTTCGCTGTTCAGCGTCTCCACGATGCAGTCCATTTGCTCGCTCACGCTGCCCCCTACGTCCTTGCCCAGAGCACGCAGCAGCTTGTTTATGAATGTCGGCCTGTTCCAGTATTCGCTGCACATAAGGTGGTACACGTTCTGCCTGCCCTTTGCGTAGCTCTTTATGGCTTCTGTCTTGCCGCACCCTGCAAAGCCCGTAATGGCTATTACAAGGCTTTCGTCTTTAGCCTGCTCCATGAGGAACTCCATGCGCCTGTACGCTCCCGTCTTCACTATCTGCCACGCGCTGGTGTCGTGCCCTATCTGGGCGGCCACGCCGCGCCACAGCTCGTCACTTATGGTGTCCCACTGTCCCGTCAGCATCTTGCTGACCGTTGCCGTACTTATGCCGTTAAGGCTGCGGGCTGCCTTGTTCTGGCTGCCCATTTTCTCGCAGTATTCTTTCAGCCTCGCTGCGATTTGCTGTTTCTCGTCCTTTATCATTTTAATGGGTATTTAATTGGAATTAAAAAATATCGTAGTTTTCGGGGTCTTCTGTCTGCCACCCCGCTGGCATGGCTGGCGTAGGCTCCACAGTCTCATACTGCACCTCCGCTATGGCCGCCTGGCTCATGCGCTGCTGTGCCGCTGGCAGTTTGTGCTGCCCTCTGCTGTCTGTCAGCAGCAGCCTGCCCAGTATCAAAGCGTCCTGCCTGTCAGTGTCCTGTATCATGCGGTCGACGGTCTGCCACGCTTCGCCCAGCTTTTCCGTTACATGTGTTTCCAGCTGCTTGTTAAAGTCACGCACCGCTGCCAGCTGCTCCGCGTCGCCCGCCTTGCGCTCTGCAAGTGCCATGGGCTGCACATACTTTTCTTTCAGCATGTAGCGGCGGCTGCCGTCCTCGTTCACCGCCAGCACCTCCGTCAGGTCGTCGGGGTCAAAGCGCACCTGCCATTTTTCGGCTGCGTGCTCCCTGAATGTCAAGTCCCAGCAGTCATAGTCACGCTTCACGCCCAGCAGCGTGGGGCGCAGTCCGCAGCCCTCCAGCGCGTTGGTCAGTCCTGTGGTAGCACCGAAATACAGCAGGTAGCTTTCTTTCGACAGAGGCAGGCGGTTTTCCTCTTTCAGGTTGCCCAGCATCTGCATGAACTGTGCGCGCTTGCTGGCACGCTCATACGCCATAATTTGGTGTATCTGCTCACGCACGCCCTGCTCGTCGGGGAACTGGTGCCGCAATGCGTTCAGTGCTTCGCTGTTAGGCTGCTTTTTCGGGTCGGTCGTTACGCCGTAGCCCGACCAATTATCGAACTTCTGGCAGTAGCCCATATTAAGGTGCTTAAAATAAGGCTCCACGACCTTACTCTTGGCATTGTGCGCCCTGGCGGGTGTTACGTGCCGTGCCATTACCTCGTACAGGTCGGCCATGGTCTTAATGGCGTAGCGGTCGCACTGTATCTGGCAGCTGCGCAGCATCTGTCCCGTCAGCTCCCTGCTGTGCCGTGCAGCGTCTCGCAGTGCCTCCGTGATAAGCGCGGGGGTCTCGTGGCTGCCTATGGCATAGCCGATAGGGTAGTCGCAGCACGGGTCGAGCACCACTTCCAGCGTCAGGCGGTTGTGGTAGGTGGTCGTGCGTCTGCCTTGCTTGTCTATGGTCGTCTGTTGGAACAGCAGCTCGCATGTCCAGCCGTCAAGCGTCCACATGAGGAACGGCGCGGTCGGCCTGCTGCGCTTCACCTGCATTGTCCTTTCATTCCTGAAATTCGTGGCACCTCTGCGTGACGCTGCCGTCACCAGGTCGCACTTCTCGCGCCACACGGCCACCGCGCTGGCGGTTATCTGCGGCCAACCTTTCACTGTGGCCACCTGGTTGTAACGCCTCGCAATCTCCGTGTCGGGCAGGTTGTTGTGGTGTGCCAATAGCACCTGCAAGCTCGCTGTCTGTTCCTCGTTAAGCACCTTTGCCGCGTTCTTGTTCTGGAACTTGCGGCTAATCATGCACTCATAGCCCACCTGCTGAAACTCCGCGTATTTCATGCGCAGCCTCCGTGGGCTGTTCGGCAGGCTGTTCGGCCACTTGTCGCACAGGCGCGGCAGCGCGGCGGCTGCCTTTGCCCAGAACTCGCCAGCGTTCACCCTCCCTTTGCTCTGTCTCATGCGGTGGCTGTTGGCTCTCTCCAGCATCTTGCCGAATGCCATAAGCACAGCGCAGTTGTTCGCATACTCTCTTTGTTTCTCCGTCGTCAGGTGCCGCCCGTCGCTCAACACGTAGTCGGCATAATACTGCATGGCCTTGCCGTCTGGCTCCACGCTCTCCACGAACGGCTTACTCTCCGCCTGCTCCTTAATGTCGGGGTAGCGGCGGTAAACCTCCGCCCTGTACTGCACGGGCAGGCTCTCCACCACATACAGCGCACAGCTGCCGTAGCACGCGCGGCGCACCTGCTGCACAACGCCCCGTTGGCTCATCTTCTGTAATGCCGACAGGCTTACTATTCCCGTCAGCTCCTGCGGACTGATGCAAAGAGCATTGTTATACATTTCCATACTCTCGCCTCCTCATTCATTGAACACCTGGCACACCGCAAAGCTCTGCCGCCTCACGCTGTATGCCGTTTAAGTCGCTCAAATACACGTTGTCCCAACTCTTAACAACCTCGCCACGCTTCAACAAGTCCACATGGTTGTTGTTCTTGTTTACCTCTATCATCACATCGCCAGGGAAATACTGACGCATAAAGTTGTTTGCGTCGTGTATAGTCTCAATGGCGGGAGCAAGAACCAGAAGCTGACCCCTGTTTTGATAGGCAGCATGACGTATGCGTCTGCTCTTTGGGCTGTTGTCTCTGAACGATAGCGCACGCCATACGCTTACGCTCGTCGTCTTAAACGTCTTTACAAGCATTTCACGGGTCTGCTTGTCCACTTCAATCTGTTTTCTTGTTTCCATGTCCTTTACTTTTTTAATGGGTTTACAATACTTATTTTTAGGGGTTTCCCTGCGGCCATTTCGCCATTTTTTTGTATCTTTGGCCGCGTTGTAATATCTAACAACGTTGCAAAGATACAGAATATTCTGAATATGACAAAGACAAACAAAGAAAAAATTGCAGAAATTTCTGCTCGCATCGATACAATTATCGAATGCTGCGCTACTGTACCCTTTAATTTTGCCAAAGTTTTGGGGTATGGTAGGGCACAAACAGTGTATGATATACTAAATAAGAAGTGTGCACCAAGTTATGACTTCTTTAACAGGTTTACAGACTCAGAATATTCTGTAATCGTAAATCTGCGCTGGCTGCTTAATGGAGAAGGTGAAATGTGGACAGATTTTATGCGAAGCCTTAACCATGAAGACCAAATAGCTGTGGTTGATGATGTAAATCATGGTGTGTCTGTATCAAGCTATTATGTCAGGTATGAAAAACAAAAGAACTTTTTGCAAAGTAATGACATAACAAACAGACTGTTTGACCACATAAATGAGAAGGACGACATCATACGGCAGCAGGCAGAGGAAATCGGACAACTACGGGCAGAGCTTGCACAACTCAAGCAGAGACTACAAAAAAGTGCAGATGCTGCCAGCACAGAACGTACTGCCAATGTAGGGTAA